GGGGCGAGAAACGGCTACCCGCTCGGCCCGGCTTCGCGTCGCGATGTGCGCCGGTCATTGCAACCTTCCTTCGCCGGGTGAGGGGCCCCGCTGGTGGTGAGGTAGAAACCTGAGACGGTGGAAGTGACGGAGTGAGAATCTACTCGCACAGGCGAAAAAAGATAGATCCTTTTTATGGCACACCGACGACGCGAGGCCCCTACTGGTTGGGGCCTCTGTCCGCATCGTCCCCAATAGGCGCGAACGTCCTCCAAACCGGGTAAACACCTTGACGCTATCGGCCCGTACAGGTCGTATATGCTTGCATGCATCCGCGCGTGCGATCATGGTTGCCGACGCAGTGCGCCGCGAAGAAGAGGCCGACACCATGACATCTGACTTTCTGTTCGCCAGACCGAGCTTCCTCTCCGGCATGGCGACGGCTTTTGACATATCCGGCCGCTTTCATCGCTACAACACGAGCCGCACGCCCCTGGAAGCGGACACCTACGCTCTCGTCAGTGATCACCTCATGATTGAAGAGGACCTGCGCAACGCCCTCATCGAACTCTTGGCAAGCGACCCCTCGCTGGTTCAGCAACTGAGCGAGGCTCTCGACGTAGAACACCTTGCTCCGATCGAAGCGCCCCTCGCAAGATAGCGCATGGGGCGCAGGCGCAAGCGCGGCCGCCAGCTGAGGAATCGTATGCTGCCCGCAGCTCCTCCGCCCCCCGACAAGGTCGTTGCTGCCGTTCAGCGCACGATCCAGGCAATCCACGCGACCTCCTTCGAGGGACCAATTCCACCGCCGGGAGCGCTGGAGCACTACGAGCGAGTTCAGCCGGGTTTGGCTAATAGGATCGTGGTGATGGCTGAGCAGCAAGTCTCGATGGCGCAGGAGCAGATGCGACATCGTCACGGCCTGGAAACGGCGGTCATCAACAACGACATTCGTTTGGCCAGGCGCGGCCAGGTCATGGGGTATTCCTTCGGCATGGGGAGCCTGGCATTCGCCGCGGTCCTCGCCTACATCGGAGCGGAAATGTCCTCCGTCGCCACGGTGCTGGGCGCCATCGGGACGATCATCGCTACGTTCGTCTATGCCGGGAAGAAGCGCGACGAGGAGCTGGAGGCGAAGAAGCCGACGGATCTCGTGCCGCGCAGAGAGCCCTGACTTCCCGCCATCAGTTCGTCGCGATCGGGAACGCCGACTCTGCCACCGTGAGGTCGTTGTTGTCGTAGTACGCAACCAGCGAGCGCGTCACCTTCCACGACCGGTCGATGCGCCCGTAGATCACGTCCGGCAGCGTCGTGTCCGGAACGATCACGAGCGGGTTCACGCGGCCGCCGCAGCGCCGGTAAATTTCATCCCGGGCCGCCCGATACTTCGTCTCTGAGTCGAAGCGGAACTTCAGCCCCACCGTTCGTCGCGGGTGCTTGGCCCGGCCGTACACGTGCTGCTCGCCCAGGCCGGTCTCCGTGGCGACGTCGTCGCGAATGAAGCCCAGCTCGACGCCGTAGGTGGGCGCTTGCGTGAGAGCGTAGGTTTGTCCGATGACGACTTCACCCAGCTCGGGAAGTGCGCTCATGCCGGTGGACGCGGGCGTGGTTTCGAAATTCCAATATCGGCGGTAGATCAGCGCGGGTAGGAGTCCGTAGAAAGCTGGATGGATGATGGCGGCCGTTTGTTCCAGGGTGGGCGCGGCGAAAGTGGGCTCGGCACACGAGTAGAGCTTTGCCGCTACGTTGAGGTCCAGGTTGTGGCCGTGAACGCTGACGAAGTTGACGGCGGGATAATCCGCCAGCTCGTCGGCAAAGCCGGTTGCGACGCCCGAGGGGCCCTGGATGGAGAGACGCAAGGTGACCAGCGGCGCCTGCGCCGCGCTGAAAGGTTCGACCGTGTAGTTGATCTGGAAATGGTTATAGGCGACGCCCGAGCTTACGGCCACGACCTGGAATGGCGACCAGGACGCTCCGCCGGCGGCAAGCGTATTCCCAGTCTGGAGATTCTGCAGGACGGCAGACATGTTGTTGGCACCGCCGGCGCCGCGGAGCCATATGTCAAGACAGCGCGCCTGGCCGCTTCGAACGACATAGTCCTGCGCGATGGTTGGAGCGCCGCCGCCCGCGAACTTGGCGGCGCTACCAAGAACGAACTCGCCGGCGACCACAGTTTGCGTCACCGTCCCGCCGCCCGACTGGGTCCAGCTCGACAAGACACCGCCTGACCATGTTTCCAGCGAGCCGTTGATGAGGGCGTTGCCGTCGACCACGATGCCGAGCCCCAGCGGATAGGCGGGCTTCGCCCCTGGCCGGAAAGTTCGTGAGGGGCGCCCATCGTACGCATTCGCAAGCGGAAACAGGGGATCGGCGGCCGCCGTGCCGAGCACGACGCCGTTGCCGGCCGTGGACGCGAGGCTGACGGTCCCCGTTTCAAGGTTGTTGAAGCGCTCGCCGGTGAGCACGCGAATATCTACGATGGCCACGGCGGACCCTCCTCTTTACGGCAGGTCGGCCAGCTCCTCGTCGGAGAAGACGCTCTGCCCGATGACGAAGTGCCGGATCCAGCCGTCGGCGCTGTTGGCGCCCGTGTTGTCGCTTCCGATGTAGAGCAGCGGCGCCGAAGGCAAGCTGATCGGGATGCCGGCGAGGACCGCATCGGTCCCCTTCACGCCGTTGACGAACACGGAGATGGTGTAGGGGGCCAGGTCCTCCTCGCCATCGGCGCCGACCCAGCGGCAGGCCAGCTCGTACGGCGTGCCGCGGGTGACGACCTGGGCGAAGGAGGCTGAGACGTTGACGGCCCCGACGCGCACGCGGAAGACGAAGGCGGCCGTGGCCGAATTGTAGAAGAGGCGGTACAGGTTGCCCGCGTCGTAATAAGCGATGAACAGGTAGGGAGTGCCCGTCAGGTCCGTGTTGTTCCACTCGGGCGTGAAGGTCAGGGAGCAGTAACCGCGGTCGTTGATGAAGACCTTCTTCCCGTGGAAGTTCTCGATGGTCAGCAGGTCCGCAACGCGCGCGACTGTGGCCGCGCCCGTGACGATGCGGCTGGTTGGGTAGCGGTACACCTCGAGCTGCACGTGATAGAGGTGGTTGATCTGCCCGGCGACGCCGGTGGCGGTGGGAATTCCGACGATGACGGTCAGCGTCGTGGCGCCCGCGCCCACGTCGATCTGGTTGGCCGCCCAACGCGCGGACGTGGTCGAGGCCGTGATGGTGTTCCAGGTCTTGGCGACCTGCCAGGTGCCGTCGCTGTTCTTGAAGTACTTGGCGTCGACGCCGCGCTGAATCGCGACGCTGAGGGCGGCCCCGCTGTCGTCCTTGTGGTCGATGCTGAGAGCCACGATGGAGTTCGCAGCGATGGCCGCGGTGGCGGTGCCGGTAATCTGCAAGTCTGCGACGTGAATCGGGTTCCCCGCCGTGAACTTGATGGAGTTGCCGGACGTCGCCGAATCGTACAGGAGGTCGGTGGTGTCCGCCGCGATGGCGCTGCCGTTGCTGCCCGTGCCCGCGCTGGTCCAGCCCGTGAGCGCGTTGGCGAAGCTGGCCTGGATCTGGCTGTTGGTCGACGCCCCCTCGAATAGCTCGCCGTCGGTGGTGTTCTTCTCCTGGTTGGTGGTGACCTCCACCACCTGCTTCGTGCCCTGAAGGGCCGTCGCCGCGTTCTCGATCCAGGCCTTGCTCGCCCGGGTGAAGAGCCGGCCGGCGCCGCAGTCCACGCGCGCGACGCCGTCCGAAAAGCCCGGTGGCTGCTCGGAGACCATCGTGTCCCAGAAGAGGCAGAGGAAGTCCCGGAGGACAAGGCAGCTCATCTTCACGGTCATGCTGCCGAGGTCGACCTCCTCCGAGAGCTTGCGCAGGATCGCCCGCTGCCAGACCTTGGAGCCGGCGCCGTAGTCGTGGGTCGTGGGCATGGCGAAATGGGTGACGGCCAGGTCGTCGAGCAGCTCGGCATCGGCGAAGCGCAGGGGGGCCCGCAGCTCCACCGTCCCGACCGCGCGGCGGAACAGGCGCATCAGGCGCGAGCCGTTGTCGCGCGCGGCGCCGAGCCTCACCGACGAGGGAACGAAGTCCACCTGCAGGTACTGCTGGGAGATGTCCATGACATCGCCGACCTGCGCGGTGGTCCCGCCGTACGTGATCGCGTTGACGCCAGCGGTCGTCCAGGGGAGGCCCGTGCTGGGGTCCGTGAGCCAGGTATCGTTCTGGGTGATCCAGCTCGTCACGGCCGTGTTGCCATAGACCACGCCGTTGTAGGCCACGCCGGCGATGCGAATCTTCGGAGTGAAGTTCGCGTTGGCGCCGCCCCCGGCCTCGCGCATGCGCGTCACCAGGACGACCGAAGCGATGGAGACCGACGCGGGCATGATGTCGGGGTTGATCCAGTAGGTCTGAGCCGCGCCCAGGCCGCGCGCGTACGAGACAGCGTCGTCGGGCGCGCCGATCGCGTCGTCGATGCAGGCCTTGATGGTGGCACCGCCGACCAGCGTCATCCCGGGGTCGGTGTTCGTCGACGCCGCACTCAGGTAGATGATCGACATTCAGACCACGCGGGAAGCGCTCCAGGGCTGATCGAGGGAGATCGCGACCTTCTGCGCCACGGAGAGGTCGGAGGCGATCATCCCCTGGTAGAACTTGCCCTCCGTCTCGCCGAACAGGTACGGCAGGGAGATCTCGCGCGTGATGCCCTGGGCGTCGGAGCGCAGCGCGAAGGCGCCCGCCTCGTCCTCGTCGGCGTGGAACCACTGCTCATCGGTGTACAGCCGGGTGATGTTGGGATCGTTCATGCGGACGGCGAGCTGGCCGTTGCCCTTCCAGAAGAGCTTCGCCCCGTGGTTGTCCGCCCACTCGTTAACCAGGTCGAGGGCCCGCATCGGGACCGAGAGCCGGCGGGAGCACTCGTGCCCGCGTGCGCTGAGGAAGTTCGCGGTCTCCACGAAGGAGGGCGCGTGGATCGGGGCCGTCGAGGCGGACAGGTACTCGCCCGAGCGCCAGTCGCCGAAGACGAAGTTCACCAGGAGATGCTGCAGGACCTCCGCCGGGTTCGAGATGAGGTTGCCGGTGCCGTCCGCCTTGTCCGAGAGACCGTCGAGGTCGACGGTGACGTCGTTCGTGCCCTGCGTGGCGGTGAAATCGATCAGCGTGACGAGCTTTCCGTTCACCGTCGGATAGGTGACGGCGTAGTTCGCAGTGTCGACCGCGACCCCGGCCGAGTAAACGGTGCGGATCGTCTTCATGTGGCCGAGGCCGACCAGGTACCGGAAGCCCAGCTGGTCAACGTAGTGACAGGGCACGAAGCCCGCGGCCGTGATCCCCGTGCTGTTGTGCGTCCCATAGATGATCGGGATGTACTGGCCCAGGGCGTCGAAGTGGGCCGAGGGCCAATCGGCCTGGCTGATGATCGCCCGCGGGAGGAAGCCGTACTTCAGGGGCGAATCGGCGAGGCGCAGGCGCAGGCGCCAGACGAGCGGCCTCACCTGCTCGGCCGTGTCCACGACGCCGGAGAACACGATCGGAGAGTCGGCGTCGCTCACGTTGGGCGAGAGCAGGCGGATGGTGGCCACGCTGTTGCGATAGCTCTGGCGGTAGGTGGCCAGGCGGATGCCCAGCTGGCGGCGGTCGGCCGCGCGGTCGCCGGCGTCGCTGATCTCCACCTCCACCTCGAGGTCGGAGAGGTTGTTCGTGCGCTCGTTGACGGAGCGGGCGATCGTCGGGAAGGGCGGCAGCAGTCGCGGCTCGTAGCCGCCGTGGGCGGCCGAGGCGATGCCGACGGGGGCATACCGCTTGCTCCCGCCGGGGAATGCGATCTCCAGGCCGGGATAGATCTCCGGGCGCCCGGGCCGGCCGATGCCCTTCTCGGTCTCCGCGATGAAGGAGCTGCTCCACAGGTGCGGGACGGCAGGCTCGTAGTGGAGCAGCATGGGTCAGGCGAGGAAGCGGGCGAGCAGCCCCGCGAAGAGCCAGATCGGGACCCTCAGGAGCTTCCACGGGTACGCCCGCGCCACGCCGGCGGTCCGCTGCAGCGTGGCCGTGACGCCCTGGTCGCACGCGAACGGGCCGAGGACCTTGATCGAGGGCTCGGTGACGACGCCGGCGACGGTAGTGATGGCGATCGAGCGAACGGTCCCGGCCGCGAGCACGTTCTCCTTGAGCCGCAGCACGACCGTCTCCCCGGCCTGGCTGAGGATCATGTCGACGTGGAGCTCGTAGCACCCCGAGGCGGTGTCCGCCTTTAGGGTCTGCTCCGTGCCGTCGCTGGTGACTGTCCCCGACGACGAGACCGATACCGCCACTTACGCCCCCCTCCTGAAGCCCTGCTGCTCGAGCGCGTCGATGAGGCTGCTCATCCCGCGTCGGACCTCCGCGGTCATCTGCTCGCGGATGTCCTCCATGGCCTGGGTGCGACCTTCCTGCGTGGACATCGTGTCGGCCATGGCGTTGATCTCCGGCGCGATCGTGATGTTCTGGACGGGTGCCTGCGAGGCGACGGCCCGAGAGACCGCGCCGGCGATGGTGTCCGCCATCGAGGCGATGCTCCCGGAGATGTCGGAGTCCGGCGCCGCGCCCCTGCCCTGGGCGTAGCCGTACCCACCCGCGCTGGATCGGTTGTCCATCATCGACGCGGGAATCACGGCCACGCCCTCGTTCGGATGGACGTTGAACTGCGTGGCTCTCGCGACGCGCTTCGGGAAGACGAGGACGCGACCGTAGCCGCCGGCCGAATGGTAGGTGTCGCCTTCGATGTGGGTGGGTGTGGATGTGGGCGGAGGCCCGCCCGGGAAGTAGCCCGATCCTCCGTGATACGTGTCGACGGGAATGGGAGGAATGTTGCCGGCCGCGCGCCCGATACCATCGAGCGTTGGGACGACGCCGCCGAGCTGCACGACGAGCCGGTCGACGGCCGACGCCATCCTGTCAATACCCTCCACCATCCGATCGATCGGGTCGACCGGGAATGCGACGCCGGCCGCGCGTGCGTTGTCGATCAGGCCCTGCGTGGTGGCGTCCAGGGCGATGCCGGTGTTCCTGGAGGCCTCCATGAGGGACGCGAGTAGTGGCCCGATGGCCTGATACGCGGAGGCGGAGTCGAGGCCGCCGGCGACGGCCTGGTCGAAGGCGTCGCTTGCCGCGTGCTCGTACGCACTGAACACGTCGATGGTCAGGTAGCCGGCGTTGGCCACGCCCTCGAGCGCGGTCTTCAAGGCGTCCGCCCCCTCGAGAGCGCCACGGACCGCCTCGTTCCCGCCCTCGCCCAGCAGCGCGAACATCGCGGCCATCGGCCCGAGGAGCGCGCCGACGTCGAAGCCGCCGGACTCGAGCTTCGCCATCAGGGCCTCGAAGGGCTTGGACATCGCGTCGACGCCGGCCATGAGGCCCTGCTCCGCCACGATCGCCCAGAAGGTGCTGGAGAAGATCAGCGCCTGCGCGGCCGCGCTCTCGGGGGTGGCGATGTTGATCCCGCCCTTCACCTTTCCGCCGTCGAGCGTGCCCGTGATGCCGCCCATGGCGGCGGCGGACTTGCCGAGCTGCTCTTTCACGTAGGCGGCGATCTCCGGCACCTTGATCTTCGCCGCGCGCGCGGCCTGGATGATCGAGACCATGGCCTTGTCGCCGATCGTCCCGGCCTTCATCGCGCTGTCCTTGATCTGCTCGAAGGCGCCGCCCAGCGCCTTGACGCCCTCCACTGCCGGGATGCTCTTGTCGGCGATGCCCTTGATCAGGTCGAGCGTTTGCGGCGCGAACGAGCCGGCGTCCTTGCCGGACTTCACGCCCTCGGCGATCGCCTTGTCCAGGTTCATCAGCGAGGCGGCCTTGAGCGAGACGCCGAACTTCTTCGAGCTGGCGAGGATGGCCTTGCCCAGCTCGTCGCTCACCGTGAAGCCGAAGATCTTGCTGCCGACCTTGGCCGCGGCCGCCCACTTCGGACCGGAAAAGAAACCGATGATGGCGCCGGCGACGGCGCCGATGGCCATGCCCCACGGGCCGAACGCGGCGCCCATCGCCGCTCCCTTCGCGGCGCCACCGAGCGCGCCCTTCGCGCCGCCGGGGCTGTGCTTCGCGATGTCGACGGCCCCCTCGACGCCCTGGCCGACCATGGCGACCTTCGCACCCGTACTGAGATTGCCGAAGCCGCCGGCCGCTTTGATGGCCGCGCGGTTGCGCTGGGCGCCCGCCAGGTTGTAGCCAACGGATCCGAGCGTCTCGCCCCCCACCCCGAGGTTCTGCGCGACACCGATGACGTCCGAGGCGCCGCCGAGAAAGCGATCCATCCCCGCGCCCTTGCGGGCGGCGGCCGCTGCGTCCCGCGACTTCTTCTGCGACCAGTAGTCGTTGCCTGGGACGCCGAGATCCTTCTGTCGCGAGACGGCGCGGTTCATGTCGTCGCCACCGACGCCACCGAGACCGCGCCAGCTACTGTCGACGTAGCCGCCCATCGGGCCGTTGACGTTGGTGCCGGCGATCATCTCCTGCATGGTGGAGCTCATCGGAGGATTGAGGGCCTTCTCCATGTTCTCCAGCATCAGCTTGCCGTACAGCTCGGAGCTCTTGAGGTTCGCTTCCCAGAAGTCGGTCTGCCAGACCAGCTCCATTTCCTTGGCGGCCTTCTTTTGCGCTTCGTGGTCTTTCTTCCTGGCCTCGTCCTTTTTCTTGTAGGCCTCCGGATCGAACCCGGCGGTGGCTCTCCTTTTCTCGTCGGCCCTCCAGGCAGCAACCTGCGCCTTTGTTCCGACCGGGCCGGACGTGACCGATACTCCGCTGCCGGCGCGTGCGCCGGCCAACTTGGCGTCCACGAAAGCGACGGCATCGCCGATGGCCCCACCCCCGGGGAGCTTTGCCAGGAGCCGCGCCAGCGACAGGGCCTTCTCGAACGCGGTCTCCAGCAGCTTGGCCAGGCCGCGCACGCCCGCCAAAGCGAAGGTAGCCCCGTCAGAGATGGCTTCGAAGAAGGCGGAGATTTCCACCTTGTGCTCGACCACCCAATGCGTCAGATCAGAAACGCCGTCCTTGAGACCTTCGACCACTCTGGTGATGCCACCGCCTTCGACCGCGGCCGCGGCGAACTGGTTGCTCAGACCCTGCCAGGCCATGTTGAGCTTCGTGACTTCGTCGTCGAGCGCGTCGGCGGCGGCGACCGCGTGCTCCGACAGAACCAGGCCGAGCTTCTCCGCTTCCGCGGCGGACTCGGCCAGGCCTTGCTTGATCGCGGGCAGGATGTCGGCGCCGGCCTTGCCGAACACTGCCATGGCGGCGGCCGCCTGCTCTGTCGGGGTTCGGAGGTTCTTGATGGCGTCGCCCACCTGCTGAAACGCCTTCTCCGGATCCATGCTCTTCAGCTTCCCAACGGAAAGCCCCAGTGCACCAAAGGCCGCGTCGCCGGCGATGATGTGCTTCTGCATCTGGTTGACGGCCTTGCCCATCGCCTCGGTGCTGGTACCGGTGAGGCGCGCGGCGAATCCGAACTCCTGCAGCGCCTTCGTGGACAGGCCCGTTTTCGCAGACATGTCCGAGAGCTCCGAGCCCATCTTCGCGAAGCTCGCGATGGAGTCGACGACGGCCGAGGCGACGGCCTTCACCGAGCCAATCAGGGCCTCGGCCGCCTTCTCTCCAACTGCGAAGCCGGCACCGAGCCCGACTCCGGAAGCTACAGCCTTACCGAAGGCCTCGAACTCCCGCCGAGCCGAAGCGATGCCCTTCTCGAAGTCCGAAGCGTCTGCGACGATCCGATAGCGGACCTCACCCTGTGCCACTGCTCAGGCCTCGGCTTTGCTTCTGATCACAGGAGGGCGCATTGTGGTTCGTGACCAATCAAGAGACTCAGGGGTATTGCCCCACCTGTCAGCGCAACGTCCTCGCTCGGCACCAGGGCGTCAACCACATCCTGCACTTCCTGGTGAGCTTCTTTACCTGCGGACTGTGGCTGATCGTTTGGCTTGTGCTCGCGCAGCGCGCCCACAACGCGCCGTGGTTTTGCCCGACCTGCGCCAGCAGGGTGACATTCGCTTAGTCCTCCTCCCAGGGCACGTACCCGGCCATCGCGCGCGCGACGTCGTCCGGCTGCGTGGCGTCCTGGTTCAGGGGGATGCGGTTCGAGATCCAGGCTGCGGCCACGGCGATCATGTCCATGAGGCGAGACTGCCGCCAACGCTCGCCCTCCCACAGCTCGCGCAGCTGCTGCGGCGTCATGCGCCGGCGCTCCCAGGGCTGGAGCCCCAGGCGTGCGGCCATCACGTCGAGTTGGGCGTCCAGCTCGTCGCATGTGGGGACCCTGGTCAGCTTGCCGGAGGTTCCTCCGGCTTCGCTTTTCCCCCTTCGTCCTCGGGCTCCTCAGGGGCCGGCTCGTCCTCGGAGGCCTCCTCGAGGTCGAAGGTGAAGCCGAGGCACCCCGAGACGCCGATCGCCTTGAGCGCCGGCGCGATCAGCTCGGCGATGTGCCGCCCCGCCCTCAGCTCCTTAGTGATCCACTCGCCGACCGTCTCGACGGTCAGCCCCTTCTTCGAGGCCCTGATGCCGGCCCAGAGGATCGTGGCCTGCACCTCGAAGGAGCCGGGCGCGTCCGGACGGAAGTGCTCCTGCAGCAGCTCGAGCATCCGCGCGGGCTTGCCCTCGAAGGCAAACGCGTGCTCGATGGCGCGGCGCTCGGGCGTGTCGTAGAACAGCGGCCGCTCCTTCCCGCCCAGGCGGACCGTGTACTCCTTGGCCATCCCGACTCCTTTCCCTACTTGACGATCTTCGCGACCTCTCGCTCGACGGCCGCGGCGAGCAGCCCCGGCACCCTGGGCGCCGCGGCCATGAACGGCCGCTCGACGAACTTGGCGCCGCCGGACTCGTGCTGCAGCGTGAGGTCCTCGTGTTGCACGACGGCGTAGATGTTCCCGCCGTGCTGGCCCTTCAGGGGGGCGCCGCCGGCCACGACGCCGGCGCTGATCACGCCCCTATTCGTGATGGTCGGGCGCGTGGTGCGGACGGAGTCGCGGAGCTGCCCGCCGTCCTCCGGGTCCACGGGCGTGATGGCCTTGACCCGCGGCACGAGCTCGGCCGTGACGGCCGCCAGCACCGCCTTCGCCGCGTTCATGCCGGCGGGCCCGAGCAGCCGAAGCTGCTCCATCACTTCCCGCTCCCCGGAGGCGTCGATGCGGACCTTCACCTTACGTCGACGTCGATCGGCTCAGGGTGTACCCGCTGCCCGGCTTGATCGCGATCGACATCTCGAGCAGCACGCCGTGCGCCCCGCTGATCGGCGTGATCGACATGAGATAGGCGCGGTTGATGATGTAGGACGGGTTGGTGGTGGATGCCGCGCCGTTCACCGGCCTGGCCTTGACGCGGAAGGCCGTCCCGTTGTTCCAGAGGTTCCACATCTTCTGGTCGATGCCGGCGGCGCCGAAGTCCTGGCGGAAGACGGCCGCCACGGGGATCGACTGCAGGCCGGGGTAGAACGTCTCCCCGTTGTCGCCCATGACGCTGTTGGCCAGCTCGGCCTTGGAGAGAGGCAGCTCGAAGCTCTTGCAGGCGTCGACGTTGACGTACACCGCCGAGCCCGTGGCGGTCGTGAACGCGAAGAAACCATTGCGGAATAGAACTGGATCGCTCACTCGCTTATCTCCTTCTCAAGCCGGCTCGATACTGAGCAGGGCGGCCGCCGTGATGCTCGTGCCGCCAGTCTTCGTGAGCACTACTCGCCAGAACGTGTCCGTCGCCACCGGCCCGACGAGCTCGGTCACGAGCCGATAGGGGGCGGTCGTGATCGCGGCCATGGTCATGCGTACGACCGGAGTCGCAAACGGCGCGTTGTCGTCGCTTTCCACCGTGAAGACCCACGACCCGCCCACGATCGCGAACACGTGAACGGTGAGGACCAGCTTCTGCGTAGCCGCCAGGAGGCCGAGCGTGCGGCCGGTGCCCGTGGAGGTGGCGGCATAGGTCGCCTTGGGCAGCACGATCGTCTGGCGGTAGAGCGAGCCGCCGCGCATCCGGGAGGTGAGGTCGAAGGGGAGCAGGTCCCCGTGTGCCCCGCCGAGGGCCTTGTAGGCGAACTGCGCCGACCGGATGGTGTAGGCGATGTTGCCGTCGGCGCCGGCGGCGGCCGCGGTGGCCGCCGGGGGGCCGATGGTGAGCGGCCACTCTGCCGAGTCCGTGTCCAGGCGCGGGAACAGCGGCGCGTCGATGGTGGCCGCGTCGTAGAAGCCCAAGACCTTCGCGTCGGCCGACACCAAGCCGGGGTGGAACGTCTCGCCCTGGTCGCCCATGCGGCTGTTGGGCTTCTCGGCCCGGCTGGCCTTGAGCTCGATGTTGTTGATCTGGCCCTCGAACGCGTAACCTCCGGCCCAGACCACGGCGGAATTGAGAGGGACAGGATCAGCCATGAGCGGGCACCTCGCTGAGGGTGAGACCGAACGTGCAGCTCTTGCCGCACGTCAGGCAGGTCGTGCGTCGCTCCGTCGCCGTCGACGTGTCCTCGAGGCGCTCTTCCTCGCCGCAGTGCGGGCACCGCTTGCCCGGGCGGGCATCCTCGACCGTCGCCCTGGGCTCCTCGATGGCGAGCTTCATCGCCTCGATGATCGTCTCGGCCGCGGCGAGCTGCGCGAGGAGCAGGCGCTTGTTCACGCTCTCACCCTCGCTGCTTTCGGACCCGGTAGTTCGCCACGTAGCGCCACCGGTTGCTGACGTCCTGGCCCAGGCCGAAGGGTGGACCCTCGCTCTCGATCGTGAAGTACGTGCGGCCGGACATGACCACGTTCTGCAGGTTGGCCAGGAGCGCGTAGTACGCGGCCGCGCGCGCGAGGGCCGTGGCCTTGGAGGTCGACCGGGCCATCACCTGGACGCGCTCGATCTCCGACCCCGGGGCGGTCAGGCTCGGCCCCATGGTGTAGTCGTCGCTCGGCTCGCTGAGGTAGTGCGCGATCGCGACCATGTCGTCGGGCTGCTCTGGCATCGGGCCCTCGACGAGGTCGGGCGTCGCCCCCGCCGATGTCTCGGTGACGAGCGGATCGAGATATGCGACCAGATCGGCCTCGACGGGCACTCAGGCCCTCCTCAGTGACGACGGACACTCGCCGTCCGCCTTTCCGCACCGACGAGCTCGGCCACGCCGCTGCGCACGAGCTTCTCGGCGACCTGGGGCGGCAGCGCCACGACGTCGCCGGCGTTCCACGGTGCGTCGCGCGTCGTGAACCGGACCTCCACTGGCGGCTGGACCTTCCGTTCGTCCGGCGCCGGCGTCGCCTTCGCTGCCATCTCGGCCTTCCCTTCAGAACAGCAATTCCACGTAATCGAGGTTCAGGTCGTTCTTGGGTGCCGGCCGCACGTCGCGGATGGGCGGAGTGCGCGTGCCCGCGATGAGCATGGCCGCGGGGAGCGTCACGCGGCTGCGCGCGTCGATCGACACGCGGCCCTCGAGGATGACGTGGGCGGTCGGCATGAACTGCCGTCCCGCACGGTCGACCGTGGCGTCGCCGTACCAGGGCTCGACCAGGGCGTTGTAGGTGACCGCGGCGCCGAAGGTCGCGACCTGCTGCGAGCTCGTGCCCGTGTAGGGTTCGACTGTGATCGTGTCCCGCATCAGCGAGAGCATCGAAGGGTCGAGGGTCAATGGGAGAGCCTCACCCAGGGACGCAGCAGCCCGATGCAGGCGGCCGGGAGAAGGGCGAGCGACGCGTCGGACTCGGAATAGCGAATCCGCATGGGCCCGACCTGCTTCTCGACGATGCGCGTGTCCTGGTTCCGCGCCATGTACCAGGTCTTGACGCACTCGATCGCCGCCTTCTCGACGTCGAAGGGGAGGGACTGAACGATCACGGTAACGGTGGCGCCGGCAGCCTCGGTCACGAGCGTCCCGCCCGTGACGATCACCTTGTTGATCGTGGGCGTCCCGCTGGCCACGAAGCGTCCGTTGTTGGCGGCGGTGGCGAAGCCCGAGGTCGTCACGATGTCCCCGGACTTCAGGAGCGACGGGAGCAGGCCCGCGGAGTCGTTGAACGAGTTGTCGGCCGACGCAGCCGAGATCGTGGTCTTGGCCAGCAGGTTCTGATCCGGAAGCAGGTACCCGGCCACGTAGTCGACCGAGTAGAGAGGCTCCTCGCTGCCAGGAATGGGAGAGCCGAAGTCCAGGAAGCTCCCGCCGGCCGACAGCCCGGGGAAGGCCTGCGTGGTCCAGCTCCACCCCGCGCGCCGGTAGAGCATGCCCGCGGCCGCGTCAGCGACGCTCCAGTCCGTCAGGACGCTCGAGTCGAGGCTCACCGCGCTCGGCGTCCCCACGATCGGCGTGCGGGCGAGCATGAGATGGATGTTTCCGAAGCCGGGGAGCGTCTCGGTGTAGGCCTCGCGGGCGAAGCCGCGGTGGCAGTAGCTGACGATCGCGGCCGAGGCCTCGTCGATCATGCGATTGAGCATGGCCGTGTCCGTGGAGATGCCGAGGTCCTCCTGCACGTTTTCGACCCTGGTGAGCCGGATCGACCTGGCGGCCGTCGTCACGGAGAGCGCCACCTTTCACTTCTGCCGCCCTGCCGCGGCCTCCCTGATCTCCGGCGCCGGCGCGCCCGGCGCCTTGCCGTGCCTTTTCTCGTCGTAGGGCTCGATCGACCCGTCGAGCAGGAAGGTCGCCGCCTTATGGAGCGCGAACCGCTCCACCCGGCCAGCCTGGATCCCGTACAGCGGCTTCTTCACGAAATAGAACTGCATCATCAGACCCGTCCTCCGCGGCCCCAGATCTCGATGCGCGCGGCCAGGGCGTTGATGACCTGGAGGGCGCCGTTGTCGGTGTGCATCTGGCCCGTGACGCGCGCGATCTCCGCCTGATGGTTCACGATGGCCTTGGAGAGCCCCTCTGCCTGCTCTTGGAGGAGGCCGCGCAGGTCCTTCGCCAGGGGGTTCTCGATCTCGTAGCCGTACCGGAAGCGCTGCTTGAGCAGGGCCGACTGCTCATGGATGGTGACCTTGATCCCCATGGCCTCGGCGCGGCCGATCCAGTACTCCGCGCACGGCCGCTGGTCGCCCCACTCCGTTCCGTGCACCAGGTCGATGCCCCACAGACCGATCTCGCCCACGTTCTCGACGGCCAGGGCGTAGGCGAGCGCGTATGCGATGGTGCTGGTGAAGTACTCGCGGCCGAGCTTGCGGACGACGTCCTCGACCGGATAGTTCTCGAGGGTGAGGATCGGGAACGCGTGATCCTGACGGAGCCAGACCTCCTGCCGGTCGCCGAAGCCCGCGGCCTCCCCGTAGGCCTTGGTGTAGCCCTCGGTGTGCATGTCGAACCAGCAGGTGTACCGCTCTTCCGGCGCCTCGATCCCGAAGTCGGGCTGCGCCGCGCGCCAGAAACCGTTCATGCCCCAGAGCTCCCACGACTCGTCGCGCCAGGGGCACTCCCGGACCGTGGGGCCGAAGCCGAGGATGGCGACCTTGCGGCCTGGGCGCGGCGCGATCTTCAGGAGCGAACCGCTGTCCCACGAGGAGGTGTTCCCCGCAGTCAGGCCAACGGCGCCCGACTGCGGAATGAAGATCGACTCGGCCACGGCCTAGACGGGCCTCGGGCCGTGCTGCGAGGGCATCTGCCCGCCCCGGATGAGGATCATCGGGGAGTTGCAGACCAGGCCGATGGCGGTGGTCGTGTCCTTCGCCGCCGTCGACGATGCCTTGCGGAACGAGAAGGTGATGTTGGCCTTGTAGAACTTCTGGATGGCCTGCGCGTTCACGCTGGAGACAAAGCCCGTGTGGAAGTAGGCGTCCGTGTCGGTGCCCATTTTCACGCGCCGCTGGTCGGTCTTCATGGTCACCCACGTCGAGCCCGCTCCCGAAGCGGCCGCGCGCGTCTTGTGGGCGACGGTGGCGAAGAAGTTCAGGCCCGAGTCGTGGAACTGGAGCTCGAGCGGGAGCACCACGCTGATGTCGTGCAGGCGCGTGGGCCCGCCGGCCCGTGGATGAACCGTCGCGTCCAGCGGCTTGCCGCCGGTGGCGCCGAAGTGCTGGAGCCGGCTCAGGTCGACCGTGCGGCCGGTGGTGAGCAGGGTTCCGGTGTCGGACGCCGTGGCGAGCCGCAGCACCATATACCGGGCCGTGGAGGTGCTGAACGGCATCACGGCGGTGACCTGGTATCCCAGGTCGCCGAGGCTTGCAGGGGTCATTGAGCTTTCTCCTTATTTCCTGTGCGCCGCTTTACGTCGCGTATCCCGTGATCACCGACGCGCCGACGTCGTAGACCTGCAGGAAGTCGTGCTCCGAGATGCAGGTCACGACCGTTTCGTCGTTCGAGATTCCCGAGGCCACCGCGGCCAGCGCGGGATCGTAGTAGGCGCCGCCGATGTAGGTCTGGATGGTCCGCTGCATGGAGTCGTGGATCTCGAGGCTGGGCCCGTGCACGAACATGATCAGACCCGAGGACCCGGCGGCGACGCCGGCGAAGCCGGCCAGGCGGCTCTCCTTGAGCTGCCGCGCCTTGACGATCGGGAAGCCGAACAGGCGGCCCGTCTTCAGGACGTCGGCGAACATCCAGTCGCCGGTGGTGGTGGCGAGCGCGTAGATTACCCAGTAGGTCGCCGGCGACATGAGCCAGACGAACTCGTCGACGGCGCCGACGATGTCGGCTTCCTCGACCAGGCGGATCGCCTTGGTGAGGTCGGCCTGGAAGTTGGCCAGTGTCACGCCCGCACTGGCGTAGATGTTCGAGGCTGCGGTCTGGTAGCGGATCCCCTGGGGCGAGCCAGCGTCCGTGGGCGGGTTCCCGACGAGGAAGGCCCGGTCTTCGCGGAGCGCGATCTGCTTGAGCAGGTCGGTCTGCACCAGGCGGTCCGCCTCGCCGGCGGAGAAGCGGATCAGGTCGTTGGAGATGACGCTCAGCGCAGTGAGCTTCTTGTAGCTCAGGTTCACGCGCGCAACGGTCAGGTTCGAGAGCGTGATGCGGTCCGTCTCCCCCTGGTAGTAGGCCGTGCCTGCGCCCGTCTGCTTCCGCCGGGACGTCGCGCCCCTCGGCATCGGCAGCGTGTTGGCGATGTTGCGGATGACGGTGTTGGGCCGGAGCAGCTCGATCCACTGGGGGTCGTACTCGGGCATGACCATGTCGCCGGCGGTGGCGGCGGTGCCCGCCGTGAGCGTGGTCTTGACGTGCTGCAGCCACTTGATCGTGGGCTCGGCGACGGAAGCCGGCCAGCCCTCGGCGTTCTTGATCGCGTGAATGGCCGCATCGGGATCCTGGGTCCGGTTCTCGAGGACCGCCATGTGGAGCGCGCGCACCTTGCGGCCGATCGGCCACTTGCCGAGGATCTTGTCGTCCCAGGTCGTGGCGTCATCCGCGTGGCCAGGCAGCGCCCGCACGATGCGCTCCATCACATCACCCTGGGCCTTGGTCAGCGGCTCGAGGGCGGCCTTGACCGCGGGGCCGATCGCCTCCTTCGCCGTTTCGGTGATCAGGGCCTGAAGGTCGGCCCGGGTCATCGGTACGGGCGGGGGCGTCGGGGCGGGAACCGGAACCGGAGGCGTGGCGCCGCCGCCAACCCGGGGCCACCCGGGGAACGGCGCCTTGACGCGGAGGTTCTGCATTGGCGTTCTCTCCTCAGTCGAGCCGGCCGCGCGCCTCGTTGATCTGAGACACGACCGTCTCTGTTACCGCGGCCATCACGGCCGCCCGTACGACGCTTGGGTCGACTGCGTAAGTCGGCTCGCTCGGAGCCATGAACAGGACCGGCGCTGCCTTGGGCGCGGCGGCCGCCTCGTCGGAGGGTTCCGGGGGCGCCGCCGCGACCTGGGTGAGGACCTCTTCGAGCAGCGCGCAGCCTTCGGCGCCGGCGTCGCGGGCCGCCCGCAGGCGGTCCTCATTGGCCTGGGAGAGGACGCGGCCGCGCTTGCCGATGACGATCGCGAAGTCGAGGACCTTGCCCACGAGCTCGGGCACCACGATGCGCGGCGCCGCGATCGCCCGGAGCGCGGCCTCGGCCTGCTCCTTCGCCACCCAGCAGCCGGGCTCGAACGAGTCCAGGCAGCGCTTGAGCTGCTCGACGAAGGGGGCGACGTCCAGGCCGGCGGCCTTGGCCTCGACGAGCGCCTCGGCGTTGGCCGGGACAGGGACGATCGAGAACTCGAGCAGCTCCTGCTCCTCGAAGTCGACGCCGCCCCTCTCCTCGTTCCACTTCGCCTTGTCGCGCACTGGCATGAAACCGACGGACGTCGCGCGGAGGAAGCCGCCGCGGATCATGGAGAGAACGGTGTCCGGCGTGGGCAAGTGCGACGGCCACTCGTCCGGCTGGTAGTCCTTGCCCGGCTCGGCGAAGCGAGCGGTAGCCTTCAGGACGCCGGCGGAGGTTCCGATGGACTCGGCGGTCCCGATCGGCAGATCACGGCTCTGGTGGCCCCAGAGGACCACGGGATTGCGGCGGTAGGCGTCGAGGTGCCAGCCGTCGGCCCTGAGCGTGTCGCGCTCACGATCGACCGAGCCGGTGCTGATGACGAAGGTGACCTTCCGGGCGCCGGCGTCCTTGACCAGGTCGGGGATGTACTGCTTGCGCAGGATCGCTTCGGTGGGGGCTTCGCCCGCCCGCGTGCGGAGCTTCCACTCATCGAGGCCGACAAAGAGGCGCACGTAGCATGGTGCGTACCACGGACGAGCGATGGCAATGGGGTCCTTTAAGCTGTGTGATCATTCGTCGTAAGCCTATCTGAATCAGTCGACTACTGTCGCCGTGATTCTCATCGGGCCTCCATGGGCAGGAGGCGACAGTCGATGGCAACCCGGCGTGCCTGGTCGATAGGGATGCGGTAACTCCACCCAATGCGTCCGGGATGCAGCAACTCGGCATCGATGAGCTTGTAGACGTACGAGCGTGAGCACCCGAGCAGCAGCGCCAGCTCGGTCACCGTCAGTGGAGGCGCGCCGGGGCTCAGCCTGGTCCGAGCCGCGATCACGCTCACGCGCAGCACCCCTGCCGCGCGAGGAGCAGCGCCTCGGCGACGGCGAAGTCCTCCGCGGTGTCGATGTCGACGGTGCGCTCCGTCTCGAACACCTCCATCCGGCCGCCTATGCGGTGGCCAGTGGTGCGGAGCTGCTCCGCCGTGCAGACGAACACGGAGCCGTCCTCGTGCCACATCAGCTCGCGCGCGACCATGTGCTGGCGCGGCGGGCGGCGGGGGCATTGGGTGCGCCAGGAGGGCACCGCGGGGCGGCCGCTACCGCCGACCTTCTTGTCGTACCAGTAGGACGGCGGTTCCTGCCACCAGACGAAGTGCAACGGGTACGCGGTCAATAGCGCATCGGCGCCTGTCGCCATCAGACGATCGATGCAGGCGTCGATGAGCCCGGCTCGGCGTACGGGCACGGTCGGCTGAAGGAGCACGACCAGGTCGGGATGGTAGCCGTCGACGCCAAGCGCCAGGAGAGCGTGAACGAGGACCTCGTCCGTGGGAGCGTCGTCGGTCGCGAGCTCTGCCGGCCGCGCCAGCCGCTCAGCCCCGAACCGGGCCCCGTCCTCGAGGATCTCGGCGCTGTCGCTGGACACCACGATCCGGTTCACTGAACGGGAATCCTGCGCGGCCCCGATCGACCAGGCGAGCAGCGGCTTTCCGGCGAGCAGCCGCACGTTCTTGCCCGGCACGCCCTTCGAGCCGCCCCGTGCGGGGATGATGGCGAGGACGTTCACTACTACACCCCGCCGTTGCTTCCGTGAATCGGATGGTCCGCGGTGCGGCGGATGAGGCTGCGGCCCCCACGCACCGCCTTCGCGCTGCCAGCCGCCTGGGGCCGCGTGGTCGGGTCCAGCGGATCCACGGTCAGGTACGAGTTGAGGGGCACGAGCCGAGCCCGGCCCAGCTCGCCGCCGACCGGCTTGAGCCCCATGAGCGCGCGCCACTCGTCCAGCTCCAGCGCGTGCGGGCCCGCCTTCGCCACGTTGAGCCGGTGCTCCTTGTCCTCCGGTACCGTATCGACGTACCCAACCACTAGGCGCTCGTCGTACTCGGGCACCAGCAGCGCCTGCAGGGCGTCCCGCAGGAAGTCCCGGCGGGGCTTGATCACCCGCTTCTCGAGGATGAAGTCGGAGGCGTCCGCGGTGGCCCGGTTGCTGGTCTCGACGATCCCGAGCTGCTCGGGCGGGAAGCCCCACGCCTGGACGATGGTGTCGCGCTGGTGCTTGAGCAGCGGCACCATGGTGAGGTTCTCCAGGTTCATCTGCTGGGGCTGCCAGAACTCGAGCTTCCGGTTCGTGAAGTAGGGCTTGTACCAGCGCCAGAATCCCTGGAGCTTCTGGAGGAACGCCTGCTCGTGGCGCGTGATCTCCTCCGGGCCGGCGTCCTCGTCCATCACCACGAAGTCGGGGATCGCCCGGTTCCAGAACAGCTGCTTCGCGTGCTTGCTCGCGTACTCGTGCGTCTCGAGCTCGTCCGACTGCGCGCGCACGACGCCGGCGCCGCGGCGATACGGGTCCGCCGGCGAGGGATCCGAGATCCAGAGGACCTCGCTCTCCGGGATGTTCTCGTTCCAGGCGAAGTACTGCACCCGGAAGTACGGACGGCTCGGGGTCGGGAGCTCCGCGACCCAGTGCGGAGGAATCGGCCAGAGCTCCACCACGCCGCGCAGGCCGTTGCGGCCCTTGTACCAGAAGGAATCTCCGACCAGGTCGAGGGAGAGCTGCGTGACCTTGAAGAGCGTGTGGCCGCTCATCTGCGGGTTCGGCTTGCGGAGGGTGCGCAGCATGAGATGGTTGTCGGGCACGGTCTTGCTGCCGGCGTCGAGCGTCCACGTGGTGGAGCCGACGGCCGAGGACACCCGGCCCGCCACCGCGCGCACCCAGGGGCTTGTCTCGTAGACCTGCAGGAACTCCCTGGTCCCGCGGATCGGCGGGTCTCCCACGCGGGAGCCCCACAGGTTCGACATCATCGTCCGGCCGGCGGTCGTGCCGCTGGAGAACATCCCGGCCACGGCCCGGACGAGTCGGCGGAGCGGATTCATGTCCTCACCTCGCGATCAGCGGCGCACGGCGCCTGAGCGCCAGCTCGGTCACGAGGTGCACCAGGGCGTCGAGCCGGTTGGGCGACTTCTTCTGCGTAGGATCCCACGACACGAGCTCGTCCTCGAGCGCGGCCAGCTTGTCCGGCGCCCGGGCGTCGACCACGTGGTGCACCTTCCCCTGCTCGTACAGGAGCGCCACCGGCTGGGCCCGGCCGAGCTTGTCCACGCTCGCGTGGATCTCGATCCAGTTGATCCTCGAGGGCTCCACCTTCACTGGGTCGACCTGCTTCTCCTTCGCCTCCTGGTCGGCGCGGGCCTGCCTCTCCTTCGTCTCCTGCTCGACGACGAGCTTGATGGTGTCCTTCACGGGATGGCCCTTCTTCTCGGTCTGGACCGCCGTCACTTCGATCACAATTCCATCTGCCCTGGTCTCGTTGTGGAGAGCGATGGCCGCCCTCGCCCAAGCGAGAGGCGAGCCCTGCATGGACCGGTCGTCCCAGACATAGACTTCACCGTCAACGCCCAGACCGCCCGCCAGAATTCCAGCTCCATCTCCAGTGCCCTCATCCGCGTGGCTCGGATCAACCGCAACGAGGACGCGTTGTAGGGCCGGGGCGCCCGTGACGCGGTAGGGCTCAATATGCTCGATCTTGAAGATGGCGCCTTCGACGTCGTCAAGGATGATCCCTTTCTTCTCCTGCGCCTCGAGCGTGGTGCCCGCGTAATTCTCGTCGAGGTCCTGGAGGAAGGACGCGGCCAGGTTCGGCGCGTTCCGATCGGTGCTCCACTGGCGGACGACGGTGTTCGGCCGCGGCCACCACTCGGCCGGATCGCCCTGGGCAGGCGCGACGGGACGCCGGCCGTTGACGCGCTTGCCGAGCGTCAGGTCCTTCACGATCTCCGCGCCGCGGCCGGTCCGCCGGGGCGTGGTGGTCACGAGGATCTGCGGGTTCAGGCCTAGCCGGCAGCCGAGGGTGATGTTCTCCCAGGCCGTGATCTTCGAGCCCTTGGGATCGCGCCACTTGCCGACCTCGTCAGCCCAGACGAAGTGGGTGTTAGCCCCGCGCGACTGCTCGGGCTCGTCGGCGCTATAGGCGATCGCCACCGTGCCATTGGGCCAGGTGAGCCGGCGCTTGCTGGGCTCGTACTTCGGACGGAAGTCGGGGCGCGCGCAGGCGAGGATCCCGGAGTGCGGGTCCTCGATCATCACGTCCCGCACGTCGGACTTCGTCGCGCTGATGAGGCCGATGCGGCAGCCCGGGTACTCCTCCGCCTTGTCGTTGATCCACTCGGCCCCGGTGCGCGTCTTGCCCCCGCCGCGGCCGGCGACGCAGATCCAGAAGCGCCAGTGCCCCGCCGGCGGGAGCTGCTCGGGCCTGGCCCAGTTCGCCCAGGCGTAGCGCTCGTCGAGCTCGATCGCCGCGGCATCGTCCTCGCTCAGCTCGAGGAGCAGCGCGTCGAGGTCCTCGGGCGGGAGGGTGGCGAGGAAGGGGAGCAGCTCGCCGTGCTCGGGGAAGGTCAGCGTTCCCACAGGTGGCCCTTCCATGAGCCGTCATCCAGGACCTGATCTGCGATAGTCAGTGGGGACGACGTATCTCCCGCCCGCTCTCTCTTGATGCACTCCTTCACTACGGCCAGCGACATCAGTGACAGTCCCAGTTCGGCGTTCTCCAGTTTCAGGTCGGCCGGACTTAGCGCACCATCTACACGCGAGACCCACGCGGCCCACTCCATGGGCACGGCGCCGAGACGGTATTGATTGTGTCTCACGAGGTAGAGTCGACGGAGAGTGCCGTCACCCTTTCCGCCGACGGCGTGAGTCGCGGAAAGAAACCGGCCCAGCCAGGAAAGGCGCGATACCTCGCTTCCGGCCGCCGCCGAAAGCCTTGCCAAGTACGCCATTTCACGATCTCGCCCCTTCTGCCAGGTCACGGCCAAGACGCCACCCGTGCAGAGCGCCCCATAGGCCGCCCTTTCAGCACCGCCGGTACCTGCAAAGAGCGCGGTCTGGCACACATCGAGATTGATGAGGTGGTATCGAGCGCCCGGCTTGTCGAGCGCTCGTTCCGCCGGGATCCCGTGGGAGACGCAGGCCCGGAAACGTCGCTTGAGTACGGCGACTATAGCCGGGTTGGAGTCGCAGATATGGATGTTTCTCTCGAGAGCCCCGTGGCTCTTCGCGACCTCGATCTCGTCCCCCTCGCTGGAGGGAAGCATGAAGACTCGGGCGTCTCGCATCGGTACCGGGCAGTGACGACGGAACTGCGCCCACACGTCGCGCCGATATTGGCGCTTGATCCCGGCGTCGTAGCCGTCACGCGGACCTCTACGGAGAGTCATCAGTCCTTTTTTCCGACCCAGACGTACGCGAACCGGCCGCCTCAGAAGGAGACCCCCCACCCCCCTCTTTGGAGTTCGATACCGCCCCCGGGTCTGAGACCTCGCCCCCATCAGCCATGAGCTTCCGCTTCCGTCCGATCAGCTCCTTGAGTCGCTCTCGTGCCCCTGTAGTGTCGATCCCTGAGCCCTGACCAATGATCTGCTGCTTGTCCGTCCACCCTACCTGTTTCACCTTGAAGATGGCGAGGATGAACACGGCCTTGTCCACCTTCCCGCCCTTGAGCGCCCTGTCGTAGGCCTCGAATGCGTCCTGCTCGAACAGCGCCCTGCCGTGCTCGATAGCCTCCCGTACCTCTTCCCCATGGGCAGCATCGGTGAAGGTGGTCTTCGGTATGCCCATCACACGAGCGATGGAGGCTGCCTTCCACATGCCCAAGCGGCTGAGACGTGTGACCTCCCCGAGGTCGATGGGCCTCCGTGGTGCACCGCCCTTGCTTGAGACGACCTGTGGGGGGGCAGCCGTGGGTACCCTCGGAGCGCGCCCCCTTGGCTTGCGCCGTTTGGTCTTCCGTGTTCGGGCCTTCATGCACGGGCGGCACAGCCTGGCGCTGGGCGGGGGTGGGGTGCAGAGAGGGGCATCAGCCCTCCTTCACGTCGTCACGCCTGGTGCCCGAATGCCCCTGGGCGAGGCCTTCCGCGCGTAGCGCCTGGTCGGCCGCTTGCTTGTCCGCGACAGCCACGACGAGCACAGCTGCCTCGCTCCTGGCCTCCTCCTTCCCGAGCGCCTTGCCGGCCAATTCGCCAACCGCGCGAGCGATGTCCTCCTTCGCGGTGATGAGGGCGTGGGTCTGGCCGTTGACCTTCTCCTTCAGCTCGAACACGTTCGCTGCGATCTGCGGGACGACCTCGTTCTTGAGCGCTGCGATCTGCGGGACGACCTCGTTCTTGATCTTGAGGCCGTTCTGGATCGTGGCGTAGAGCGCAGCCAAGGCGGCCAGGGTACCGGGAAGAGCGGCGAAAAGGTAGTTCCAGAAGGCATCGCTCACCGCAGCGGTACGCATCCGAGCAGGCCGGCGAGGCCCAGTAAGAGACACGGTACCCACAACGGGCACCTCGACCAGATGGCCGACACGATGATTCCGATGCAACCAGCCACCCAGAGCCAACAGACGATCGTCACGCATCACCTCCCTCGAGAGACACGAAGTACGCGTATACGTTGGCCCTGGCCTTCACGGGTTCGGCCGTTCGGTTGGTGAGCTTCAGAAACAGGTAGAGCCGCTCGTCGGGCTCGAACTCGTACGGCGCTGGCAGGGTGAAGGGTGGGGCCTGGAGAGCTCGCCCCGCCCGAAAGAGGAACGAGTCCAGGATCTCGGTGATCGCGGCCGCCGGCGGGTCGTCGGCGCATCCCTCGGGCCCGACCTGCAGCATGGCGACGATCCGGATTCCCTCGGTGTCCGCCTCCTCGGTGTCGATCCCGAGCTTCCAGGCGCCGAGCATGGAGGCGGCAGGGATCGGGATCTCGACCAGCTTCTTGGCGGCGGCGCCGGGCAACGCCTCGATGTCCAGCGTGTTGATGTAGACGGCCTTCGATCGCATCAGGCCACGTTGAACGGCCCGACCAGGCCGCTATCCACGAGCGTCCCGTCGTGCCGGCGGGCCAGGTAGCCGAACTCGAACTTTCCCTTCCCGTTGATCTTGTAGGTCACCGTGCAGCCCTGATCGTCGGCGAAAGAGCCGGGCTCGACTTCGCCGCTTCCGTGATCTCCCTCGGTGATCTTGGTGAGCTTGCCGTTGAAGCGGTAGTACGGGAACACCACGTTTCCGTTGGGGAAAGAGTGGTTGAGGGTCGGCCAACGCGGATCGTCCGGGGCGATCTCCGTCCCGCTATCCGCGAACGGAGTGCAGTCCGTGTGGAGCCAGGACCCGTCATCGATGTTCGCTCCGGCCAGGATCTCCGTGAACCGCGGCAGGTCCTCCAGCTCGCCACGCTGCCCGCTCACGGCGTTGCGCCGCGCCTTCTCCACGAACGCGAGCCTCGCCTGAAGCCGCTTCACGTCGTCGACGGTGCCTGGTACGACAGGCGCGCTGACCGGGGGCGGGATCACCACTGGAGGCGGCGTGAGCGTCACCGGCGGGGGCGCGGGAACGGTGGCCGGGTCGCTTCGGTGCGCGAGCCAGCCCTTCACAAGGCCGAAGAGCATGTCGAAGAAGCCCTTGTTCTGGGTGTAGACCTGGACGACCTTGCCGATGTCTTCGATGCCCGTCAGCGCCTGCACCTTCGGTGCGACTACGCTCAGATCAGCCATTCCAATTTCCCTCTTATCAGTGAACCATCCATGAACGATCAGCACGCACCAGCGCGGCGCGCGCGGCCACCCGGTCCGCATAGGCGCGCAGACGCAGATCTCCGTCGACCAGGTTGTCGCCCGTGGGCCCGCCGTTGTACCGGCAAAGCGCGCGGGCGATCTCGTCGCCGGGTGAGAGTACCGTCCGCCCGACGTCGCGCTGGACGGCCTGTAGCTCCTCGTGCAGGAGCCGAAGGCCGAAGCTCAGGTTGGTAAGCGGACGGAAGAGCCAGCCGAAGCGCATCGGCGGGTAGGCGCCGGTGTCCGTGACCGCCAGCTTCCCGCCGTGCAGCGTGACCTTGTCGACGCCGACCAGGGAGCGGGCCGTGTAGCCCATGATCTGGCACAGCCCATAGCTCGCGTCGTCCTCGAGCTCACCATCGTCGTGATCACAGACGTCGGGATCGGCAGGCGCATCCATTCTGGAGGCGCGGTCCTGGTGCGGCTCGTAGCGCCGGGCGCGCGGCTCACCGACAGATTCCTGGTAGACGAGACCCTCAAACCAGGCGGCGGCGGCATAGAGCTGTCCCCGATAGCTCCAGGAGGGGAGGCCGGAGACACGAACCATGCCCTCGATGGCCGGGCGCCATCGGACGGTCGGGGGCGGGATCGGGAGGATTTCGCGAGCCACAAGCACCCCTCCTCAGGGGTGCCGCCTGGGGGGCGAGGTGGTCCCGAAACCCCAGCCTTACAGCCGCGCCCGTTCAGGGCTGTGCGCGGCGAGGCACACGTACTCAAGAAGCTACGCCTTGCGGGACCGCCGTGTCAATGGCGGCCGGCCGAGGGGGACCGCGCCCGGCCGGATGTTCCATGATTTCGACTTGCAGCTCGGGCAGGACTCGGGCGGCTTCTTCGCATCGAACCGGCGCCCGCAGCGCTCGCAGATGCAGTTGTAGACCGTCCGCACGACACGGCGGTAGCTCAACATCGGGATAATACGCTACGCGAGTTGCACTCCGCACCCGCAACAGATGCGAAGGATACCAAGGACGCCGGTGACCGAGACCGGGTCCTTGACCGAATCCTTGGAGGCCCGCACCTTCGCCGCCTGCTGGGGATAGAGACGCTCGACGCACGGCGTGCAGATGCCGTGGCTGACCATGGCGAATCCCTGGGCGGGCTGCATCCCCGCCTCCGCCTCCGCCAGCGTCTGGCGCAGGGCGGCCATCTCGGGCACGTCGCTCAACGGCAGGAGCAGCTCGAGCCAGGCCACCGCCGAGCGCAGCGCCTTCACTAGCGTGGCGCGCTGGCTCGTCATCTCCCCGACTCGGTCCAGGAGCAGCTTCCGGCTGTCGACGACCACGCCAATCGCCGCTCGCCGGGCGTCCTGACTCATCGTTGCGTCGTACGCGGCGATCACTGAGCTTCCCAGGATATCTACCATGGCCTTGAGGCCTCCTAGAGACATAATACGCTACAGTCGTAGCGTATTCAAGCCGCGTAGGGGTGTCGCCGGTAAGCCGCTATGCTGGTAGCGACTTACGGGTGGCGCTAGCGGGCTGACGTACGTCGGCGGGTGACGGCGGGCTGCCAGCGTTCGACGTGCTTGATCTCGCAGCTGCGCAGCTCGCCGTCTGAGATCTGGATCTCGGGGAGGATCGTGACGTGGCCGCGCGCCGCCTTAGCGGCCTCGATGTGGCGGAGCAGAAGCTGGACGAGCTGCTCCTCGCGCGTGGGCGCCGGCGGCGGGGGGCTGCCGCCGCTCACGGCCTGGGCGTCGAGTCCGGGGGCGCCAGGCGCGGCCTGTCCGCCGGCGGGCAGGCGGGGTGTCGCGTTCCCGCGTCGCAGTCGTGGCGCGAGATGCACTCCCTGCAGGCGGCGCCCTCGGCGATCGGGGCTCCACAGCAGGAACACGGCGGGCAGGACCTCACGCACTCGCGGGCGTCAGGATGCCGGAAGATGATCTTCGCCGGCGGCATGCCGATCGCGCAGTTGTAGCCCCTCCCGCAGATCGGGCAGGGGATCAAGGTTCTCGGCGATCGAGCCATCACCAGCTCCCGCCCGGATGCCGGCCGCAATCCGTGCGCTCCGGCCCCGTCCGCTTCTTCCAGTCCGCGACGCTCATCGCTTCCATGTTACTTGGAAGGTCACATCCCCCGCATCGTAGCGGCACGATGTGATTGACGACGATCCCATTGCCGTCGCTGCCGATCATCTTCAGGAACATCCGTCGCCTCGCCCGACTCCGAACGACATGGCCGGTCTTGTCTCTCACGCGGCAGGTCAGGTCCGGAGTGGGCAGCGTCAGCGCTCCCGCGAGCAGCATCGCAGCTATCACGGCGAAGGTGACGCCGATGGAGACGGCGACGCGTCCCACGGCTGCGGCGAGCGCGGCGGATCGTCGGGCCACGGACCGCGCATCCCCGTGTTCGGCCCCCAGAGGAGCTTCTCGATCAGCGCGCACCCGACCAGGAGCGCGAGCAGGATCACCAGGATGAGCGTGCGGACCTGCCGGGGGGCCAGCCGTCTCATCGCGGGGTGGGCTCCAGCTCGCTGAAGAGGGCCAGCGGCGAGGCCTGCGCCGGCGCCGCCGGCTGCGTGGCGAGCAGCTCGCGCACCGTGAGCTCTACGAAGGGCCCCTCGCCCTGGGCCCCAACGAATTTCTCCACCACGAGCCGGGCGATCTGCGCGTCGTCATCCCAGAGGAGTCCATTACCTGAGTCCATACAGGCCTTCGCGAGGTTATCCGGATCAGGCCGGCCGGCCTTCGGGCGCCGCATGACCGGCTGCTTCCGGTAGTGGGACTTTGGGCAGGTGAACACGGCGAGCACGCGCAGCTCGAGCGCGCCGTGGAAGGCTGGGGCGGTCAGGCCCGCGCGCGCCAGGGCCTCCTGGTAGTGGACCTGGGCGGCGCCCTTCCAGGAGCGGCTCTTCTGCGGGTCGTAGACGCGCACGCGGCCGGCGATGAGCGCGGCCTTTGGGCGGCCCTGGGCGCAGGGCTCGCCTGGGACCGTGATCGTGAGAGGGTTCATTGGCATCAACGTCTCCGTCGTGCTTCCCGGCAGCGTTTGCACAGGATCAACTGATCCTTTGGCAGGCTGGTGCCGCGCGTCCCCGCCCGGCTGCACTGGTTCGGTGGATGATGCAAGCACGCCTCGGCGCACTCGCACTGAAGACGCAGCCGCGATCGGGAGATGGAGCGGATCGCCGTCTCGTCGCTCACGGCAGCCGCCCTGTGGGCCGCCGCTTCGCGAGCTCGAGCAGCGCCCGAAGCCGTCGCACCTCCGCGACGAGCGCCAGGATTCGCTGCATGGTCGCCCGCCGCGGCCGTTCTCCCTCGCGACCCCGCGCCCACCGCTCCATCTCTTCCAGGTCGGCCGAGGTGATCACAGTTCGGCGTCCTCCTCGTCCTCCTCGTCGTCCTCGCCGTCGTCGTCCTGGTCCTCCTCGTCCTCGAACTGATCATTCGGGGCGACTGTCTGGATATCCCGCGCCGGCGACGCGGGCAGCTCCCACCGTTGCACCGGCTCCGGCTGGGCTTTCGCGGCCAGTGCCCTGGCGATCGCCTCGGTGGTCGGCGTGATGCAGTAGAGCGCGCTCGGCGAGTAGAACTGCGTGGCCGCCGTTTCGCCGGGACGCAACCCAGGCACGTCGATGCGGATGAGGCCGGCGCCGGCGATCACCGCCTCCGTGACGTAGCCGCCGAGGCGGCGGTGGCCCATAAGCTCGAGGATGCACCAGCCCTCGAAGGCGACGGGCTTCTCCTCGCTCACGCCTGATCACCCAGCTGGTCGCCCACTGGCGCCGTCTCGTCCACGCGCTCCGGAAAATGCCACGTCCCCGGCTTCTTTTCCTCGGCGTTGAACTTCACGTTGTTCTTGAACGTCAGCATCTGCGGATTGAACACGCCCAGGCTGACCTGGTCGTCCTTGATCGCGATCACGATGGCGGCGCGGCACACTTCGCCGCGCTTGCTGCCCTGGCCCACAAAGTGCACGATCCGTCCGACGCTTGCCTTTTCCATTCCAAATTCCTCCAATCACAAAACACTGGCGGCTCAATCACCGCGGCCGCCTGACGACGTTGAACCCGTCCGCCCACAGATACCTGACCACGTTCCTGGCCGTCGTCTCCGCCGCGGACGGGTCGGGCCGGATGGTGACCAGCCCGCGCTTTTCAGAGTCCACGAGGGAGCGGCGGATGGAGGCCACGAACTGCGCCTCCACGGCGTCCTTCTCCTGCTCCCGCGCGCTGCCCTTCCGCCGCGCCACCTACGGCGCGGGCTCCGGCGCTTCCACCCCGTTGCCCTCGGCGTGCCGCGCGATCTCGGCCAGGGCAGCCGTGGCCGCGGCCTGGTCGATAGTGGCTTGGTCGCCGAACTTGAGGTCGCTCTGTTTGCGCAGCTCGTACGCTCCGAGGATCACGCGGGCCAGCCGGGCGATCTCGCCGTCGACCTCCAGGACCTGCGCCCTCCACTTCTTCGCGTCGGCGCTCGCCGACGCAACCAGGCCGGCTCGATACCCGATCTTCTCGGCCATCGTTTCCCCGCGCGCGAGCAGCTGCTCGTCGGTCAGCTTGACCGGCACCTCCTCGTCCAACTTCAACCCTCGCTGCATTTCCTCCTCCCTTCCGCGCTGAAAGTGCGGCCGCTCCGTGTCCAACCTGACGGAGCGGCCGCCCGGAACTAGGCCGCCGGCGTGTTCGCGGCGACGGCCGCGGCCAGGTCGTCGGCTGACGCCTTGAGGCTGGCGGACAGCGCGGCGATCTTGACGGGGTCGTCCTTCGCGTCGATGAGTTGCTGCGCGATGCCCTTGATCAGCAACACGGCCGAGGCCTCGACCTCGCCGTTGCGTGTCACCTCGGTGGTGAGGTTGTCCAGTTCTGCTAACATTGCGACCTCCAGTTTCAAAACGGCGTTGACTGCTTTCAGAAGCTGATCCAGCTTCCCCTCGACGCTCGAGCTCTCCACGTGCACGTAGACGTCGATCCGTTGTGACGGCACGACCAGCGGCGCGAACTGTCCGACTCGCGCGCCTGCTTTCGCCATGACAGCCTCCCTTCGCTACAAGGCCGAGCGCGGCAGGTGCTCTCCCAGCTCGATGCGGTGTTGGACCTCCGCGAGTGAGAGCCCGGCCGCGAACCAGTGTTTGAACGTCCGAAGGTGCTCGCGCCACGGCGTATGGCCCTCGTGAATCGCGAACTGCCGGGCCAGTTCCACCTGGCCGGCGATCCGGGCCCTTTCCGCCCTGGTCTCGGCGTCCAGCGCCTTCGTCGCGGCACTCCCCCCTGCGCCAGCAGGGGGGTTGGGGGGGTTCGCCGGCGTCTCCCCGCCCGAAGGGGGTAAGGGGGTTGTAGTAACAGGCTCAGGCTCAGGCAACGGCATTGCGCACGGCGTGCGCACGGCGTGCGCACGGAACGAGGCCTCTAACTTCTTTCGTTCCTGCTCACTAAAGCGACGCATGCTCGGGACTGCCCCGGTCGCGAACCTGATTCCACGCCTCGCGAGCGACATGTGCACAGCGTCGTCGGCGTGCTCCGGCCAGTCATGCACAAGTAATCCACACCTCCGGCGCCGGTCCAGCCACCGACAGGAGATGAGCGCGGCGATCAGGGCCTCCGGGTCTCCCTCCCACCCAATGGCCTTCGCGATCTGGGCGGGCGAGAACCGGCCGACGTCGCCCCTCGGCGCGTACGTCGACGTGAAGTGCCAGAGCAGCTCGAGCACGCCGACGGCGACCACCTTCGAGCACTGGAGCTCCTCCATGAGGCGGAGCGTCTTTGGGTGATCGGGCGTGCCGCGTTTCATCAGCGAGAGACCCCCGCCGCGACGGCTGCTCGCTTCCTGTGCCGATCCCGGTGCGGACACGTCGCGAAGTGACTGACGTATCGCCGCGGCTCCCTCCCCACGCACGAGCTGCAGAGGTCGCGCTCCACCCACGAGCAGCCCTCACCGGCGAGACCTGGGCAGGCATCGGTCTCAGTACAACCGCAGGCCCGGCATTGCCTCACACCGCTGCGCAAGAACCGGGCGTGGCCATCCCAGCCCGGGACAACGTTCCCGTCCTCGCGCGGCTCCGGGTCGAGCGGCGCGGGCTTGCCGTTGACGGTCTTCACCCAGAGGATCCGCTTGTCGCACGAACGGCATTTCCCCGGCTGGGCCATGGCTCCCTCCTACGCCGAGGCGGACGGACGCTGGGCCTTCTTGCTGGCCTTCGCCGCCGGCTTCTTCTGTGGGGCCTTGTCCTTCGTGATGGCCTTCGGGGCCGCCGCGATCTCCGCCTTGACGGAGGCTTCCACCTTCTTCAGGTCCACCCCGAAATGCTCGAAGACGTCTTTCTGGGTTGGCATGCCCTTGGTGGTGCTGCCAGGTGGCGAATACGACGATGGTCGGAGCATGCTGATCGCCAGCTCCATGGCCAGCCCCGCCACTTGCGGCTTCTTCATCTTGGGCAGCGCATGGAGCAACAGGTCCGCACCGTTACTCCTCTTCGCCTTGCCGTTGCCATCACTGAGCCCACGGCGTGCCACGATGGTCTCGAAAAGACCAGTCATGTCGCTGAGGAAGGCGCTCTCGATCACGCTCGGAGCCAGCATGCGCCAGTCCTTTTCCGACAGGTCGTGAAGTTCCACTGCAGCAACCACCTGGTCCAGAGCTGCGACGGTTACTCGATCACTCAGCTCTTGGTTTTGGCGCGTCCTGGCCTCCCGCTCTTTCCGGTCCTTGCCCGAGCTGGGCGACGACTTCGTCTTCGCCGCGGGCCGGGCCCACGCATGCCCAGCTTCCTTGAGCGCCTTCTCCGCGGCCGCCTTCGGGATCAGCTCACACGCGCCGCCCGTCCTCGGATCGCGCGCCAGCACCACCAGGTCCTTCGCGCGCTTCCCGAGGAGCGTCCCGTACGATCTGGCCTTGGGATCGTCGAAGCACGCGCCTCTGCGCTCGACGTAGCCAGAGCCCGCCACCGGTCCGCCGCCGTAGGGAGAGAGGACCACCTTGGCCTCCTTCTCCGAGAGAACCTTTTGACCGCGGGCCTCAGCGGCGAGCTTCTCGATAGCCCAGTAGGCGTCCCGCTTCCGCGCGAAGCACGGCGGGTCCGTGCAGACATCCGCGCTCTTCACGTCGCCGAAGAGCTCGCGCTGGTTGCCCGTCCGCTTCGGGCACGTGTTGCAGGCGCCGGCCGCCGGCACCAGGCCGGGGTCGCTGGTGTTGAACGGGGCATCCGAGAGCCGGAGCATGTACTCCCGCTGGAGGTGCTCGGAGGCCTCGCGCGTTCCCATTTCGTCGTCGACGATGTCCGCTGTGGCCTTCTCCTGTAGCCCGTCATCCGGGATCCGCGCAACCAGGAGCGCCGTCGACGGAGTGAGCTTGCCCTCGAGGAACGCCTTCCGGGCCGGCTCCACCAGGGCGCACAACCGCATCCGCGCGTAGACGTAGCCGCGGCTCTTTCCGACCTTCGCCGCCAGGTCCTCGATGGCGTAGCCGTGCTTCAGGTGGAGGGTGCGGTAGCCGTCCGCCTCCTCGAGGGGGTGGATGTCCGCGCGCTGCAGGTTCTCGATGACCTGGACCTCGAGGACCTGGGCGTCGGTGAGCTCACGGACGCGCGCAGGGATCTCCTCCAGGCCGGCGAGCTTCGCCGCGCGTGCCCGACGGGCGCCGACGACGATTTCCAGGAACGGCGTCCCGTTATCGTCGACAAGCGGCCTCGCCAGGATGGGCGTGATCACGCCGTGGGCCCGGATGCTGTCCGCGAGCTCGCGCAGCTCGCCGGCGTCGAAGTGCCGTCGCGGGTTCAGCGGAGACTCGCAGAGGTCCTCGAGCGGGATGGACCGAAATTCGGGTTCAATGAGCGGGGCCGACTCGACTGTCGATGTCTGTTCCACTTTCCCCTCCTTCAATTCGTCGTTGGTCCCGCTGGTAGTAGCCCGATCACCCGGCCCGTCTCGTACGCCTGGGCAATCCAGGGCCGCGCGTGCGCGCCCACCGTGGAGTCGTCGGGCATCACGATGTTCGCGAGGAACTCCTCCTCGAAGATCGCGAGGCCACTTTCGACGACCTCGAGCTTGGCCTTGATGGCCAGGAGCAGCGCCCGCCACAGCCGGCGCACCTCGCCCTCCCAGGCGGCGAGCGCCTTGCCTTCGCTCCGGGGCCGATATGGGTAACCGCGCGGGTTCTCGGTGAAGCGGGGCTCATCCTTCCGCGGGAGGACCATGTCGAACCGGACACGCCTGTTGTTCGCGTAGAACTCGATCCGCGCGCGGCCGCCGGCGCCGAGCTGCTGGCTCGCGTAGGCGAAGCCGGTCGCTCCGTACCGGTTGAGAACCGTCTCGATCTCCGCCCGGGTCTTCTCGGGGGCAACGGTCGTGCCTTCGGCGTACTGGCCCTTCATGAGGCGGACTCGTCGACCATCAGCCGATAAAAGCGCTCGATCTTCGCGGCGGTGGCCGCAAGGATGCGCCTGCGTCCAGGGCGGCCCAGTTGCAGCTTCGGGGTCTTGTAGCCAAGCCGGCGGGCGAGCTCAGCCTTCGAAAAGCCCTCCTCGAGCAGCGCCCGGATGCGCCGCCAGGTGGCCGCCGGCGATACGAGGGCGTGGTCGGCGATCGCCTGCTCGTCGACGGCCAGGATCGCGCGCTCGGTGCTGGCGCGGATCCGCTTCCGTGCCCCGGTCCTGATCGCGAAGAGGATCGAGGGGGTGACGTCGCCGGCGGCGGCCACCGACTTGTAGCCCACGCCGAGGCGAGAGAGCCGCAGGAGGTGGGCCCGGGCCGTGTCGGCCGGCACAATCCCGCGCCAGTCGCCCGCCCGCCGGGCGGCCGCGCGCGCCGTCTCGTAGCGCGAGTTGGCCGCGCGACAGGGAACACAGCGGCAGCGAGAGATGTAGCGGAGTCGCGTTCCGTGCGGTCGGTCGGCGAAGACCTCCGCGGAGGGCATTCGGCGCGCAGCGTGCCAGGCGGGATCGCTCATTGCGCCCTCAAGCTCGCCGCCACGCGCCGGTGTTCCTCCGGCCGGTGCCCACGCCGGAGCAGCGGCTGCCGATCGCAGCGCGCGCAGATCCATCGCTTACAGCCACCGCACCGACCCTCGGCGCCGGCGGGCCGACCGCACAGCGCGCATGGAAGCCCCCCCCCCCGAAGGAGACGTGGCTCAGCCCGCGGCCGCATGCGCGTCCTCCGTGGTGACGGTCAACGGCTCGTCCGTGACGCGCGCTACGAACGCCTGGACGCCGGCGGCCTGCAGCCGGTCGACCAAGAGATCGAAGTGCTCGTGGTCGAGGGCCTCGGCGCCGTCGACGAAGACCACCGGAAGGCGCTGGCCCCGGGCCCTCAAGCACGCGACACGCACGGCGATGTCTACGCGCTGCGCGGTGTTGAGCTGCTCGTAGGGCACGCCGTGGACGCGGATCTCCCGGCCTTCAATTTCGAGCCCGTCGATCGGGAGGTCCTTCGCCAGGCGCCGGCGAAAGGCGTCGAGAGCTTCAAGGGCAGCGGTCAGCCGATCGGACTCTCTGGCGAGCTCCGCGGCCTCGTCGTCGAACTGCCGGGCCTGCGCGTGGAGGGCGCGCGCCCGGGCGGCGTGCTCGGCTTGGGCCTCGAGGTCCGCGAGCGTTGCCGAGAGGGCCACGAGCACCGCTTGGCGGGCGTGGATCTGCTCATCCGCGATCTCGCGCGCCTCCCGGGCCGCGGACATCGCCGCGGCCGCGGCACGGTCGCCCTCCTCGAGCACCGTTTCGTCTTGCAGCCGACGCGCGTTGATGGAGGCTTCCGTCGCCGCTTTGAGCGCGGCGATCTCTCTCTCGGCGGCCGCCCGGATCTCCGCCGCGCCCTGTTCGAATGCCGCGCGGAGCTTGGCGGCCGCCGCCTTGAACGCGGCGTTCACACCCGCCTCGGCTACCTCGTGCGCGTGCTGCGCCGCCGTGATCGCACGCTCCTCCTCGGCGGCTGCCCGTTCTTGTTCGGCGACGAGCTGACGCCCCAGCTCGTCCTTCTGTTGGCGCAGCTTCGCAATCTCCGCGGCGTGGTCGTCTGGCACGACGGCCGGTGCGTTCCTCCTCGTCTGCTCGCCGGCCATGGCTTTGCCCTTCAGGTCCCGGTTCACGCCGGTGCGGGTTCTGAACACCGAGTCCCGGATCAGGCCGATCTCCTCGAGGGGGTGGAGGCCGGTCGGCATCGCGAGAAGGCTGTCGGTCTCCATCGCCATCTCGCGCAGGAGCTCCGCGCGGTTGTAGTCGAGCGGGAGCGCCTCGAGCAGGAGCAGCGCGCGGTCCTTGTCGGACGCGGTCAGGAACGTGACCGGGTTCGCGCCCTGGGGGTCGTACAGCGAGCGGAGCCAGCTCTGCGGCTTGCCCAAGTCCTCGAACGCGGCGGTGTCGCCCACGCGCGCGCGGACGCGGATCTTCTCCCCCTTGCGCTCGACCCGGTACGACTCGTGGCCCTGGCCCTCGAGGAGCAGGACGACTTCGGGCTCGATCTCCTCATCGTCGCCGGCGGCGGCCACCCGGGCGATCCGCGCGAGGTTCCCGCCTCCGAGGGCGGCCTGCACGGCCTGCAGCGCGGTGCTCTTGCCGGAGCCGTTCCGGCCCGAGAGCACGGTGACGCGCCCGGGCGCCAGGGAGAACTCGCGGGCGCCCAGCACGTCTCGTATCTGAACGGCGACCACCTTGAGCTCGGTCATGGGCTACTCCTGCAGGCGCCCCTGGCGCCCCGTCTTCGGCGGTTGCGTCTTGGCCTTGTCTACGAGCGCCTCGACCGCGGCCCGCGGAGTCGGCGTGTCATCGTCGGAACCCGGCTCACGGGCTGGCTCCTCGCCGCGCAGCTCCTCGCCGCACTTCGGGCAGGCGATCGTGACGCCGGGTTGCAGGCTGCTCGGCGGGACGTCGGGGTGCGTGCAGCCCGCCGTTCGCGGCGGCGCCGCGGTCTTCGTCCCCTCGAGCTTCTCCGCCACGCCGTCAAGCCCTGAGGACCTGGGCGGCGCATCCCCGGACGCGTCGACGGCGCCGCCGATCTTCTCGGCCAAGGCCTCGGCCCAGTTCGTCTCGCCAGCCTGGATCGCCGAGTACAGATCGCGGAGGTCGGTGATCTCCGCCGGGCTCGCCTGGGCGACGTCGTGTCCGAGCCAGCGCTTGAGGTCGGACGGCATCACGTTCAGGCCGGCGAAGGAATCCACGATCTTCCGGCGGGCGCCCTCCGGATCCTTCGCGGCATCACCCCGCCGGATTGCGAGGATCCGCGCCTTGGCCTGGTCGGTGATGTCGCCCGGAATGATCTGCTGCAGCAGGTTCCGGCGGGCCTTCGACACGAGGGAGTTGCTCTTGCCCAGCATCTCGTCCTCGGTCGCCGGCACCGTATACGTGATCTCGCCCTTGCTGTTCTTGCGGACGCTGATCGCGACCCGGCCATCGTTCAGCGCCTTGCGCTCGACGGTCTTCTCCACGGTCACGTCCAACGACGGGGAGTAGTTGGTCTCGAGGTCGATCACTTCCACGCGCACGATGCGCTTACGATCGTCCTCGAACGTGGTCGTGGGTGTGACCATCAGGTTTCCGAAGCAGCGCGCCGCCGCCTCGAAGAAGCGCACGGAGAGGCCCTCGACTCCGGCGCCGATAGGCTTCCTGTACCAAGCGATCTCGGCGAACCCCGGCCGCTCGACCTCGCGCATTACCTTGACCCGCACGTCGTCGAGGTCCCGCGGGCGGCGCATCGCCATCACGAACCGCGCCTCGACGAGCGCGCGGGCCTGGGCGGCCAGGGCGGCGCCGCCGGCAGTCTCGGCCGACACCTCGAGCTGCTGTACTCCGAACTCCTGGCGCGCGATCGTTCCTGCCGCCTGAGGAGACTTCGTCTCGCCGGCGCTCGCCGATGCCGTCTGCGTTGCCATCACTTCCTCACTTTCAGTCGTGGCCGGAACCGGCGGAGCTGGCGATACGAGGTCGCCTCCACCGTGTAGCCGGCGCGTTTCGTGGTCTTGAGGGATAGGAATGAACCGTCTGGGAGAGCGCCGAAGGTGGCGTCGCCGAGGCGGAGGCGGAGCTTGTTCTCGAACCCTTCGCGCGCGGCCTCGAAGCCGCGGCATTGACTGCCGGCGCCCTCCCATGCGTCCGTGAGCGTCAGTGCGTCGTAGTCGAGGGGGACCGTTGCGCCGTCCTCGTCCGCGTAGAGCGCCTTGAGCGCGGCCGTGGTGCCGGGCAACCCATCGGCCTCCGGCGGTTCGCGCCGTTGCACGCGCAGGCGGAACTCCTCGAGCCGCGGAAGCGCGGCCGCCAGGAAGCGGTCGTTGCGCGCGAGGTCCTTCCAGGTGAGCGTGAGGCCGCTCAGCAGCGCGGTCAGTGATCCCCACTGCCGGCCAGTGCAGGCCATCTGGATCTGGACCTGGATCTGGTAATGGAGGGGAGGCTCTTCCCTCCACTCGCGCACGGCCCCGCCGCCAACGGCCTTGAGCTCGAGCGGCGCCCGGCCGGCGGCCAGGGCAGGATTGGCGGTGCAGCCCTCCGTTTCCCTGTCGAGCGTAGCGCCCAGCCAGGGCAGATCCGGATGCCTGATGATCGAGTAGGGATCGAGGGCGTGCACCGGCCGGCCGGTCTCCTCGGAGTACTCCTCCGCGATCGCTACCTCGAGCCGCCGGCCGCGCCGCATCCAGGCGGCCTCGTCGGCTTCGACCTCGCCGACCTTCTGGGCCCAGACGGCCGCCGGCCCGCGCCGGGGATCCTCGCCGAGGATGGCGGCCACGTCGGAGGCGGTGATAAGGGATCGCCGCTCGGCGAGCCAGGCCGCCCGCGCACGCTTCTCCATCTCGTGGGGGGTGGCTTGCGCGGCGGTGGTCACCGCCCACCTCCCGTGAAGTACAGGCCGGTCAGGGCGAAGGCGAGGATGAACGCAAGGCCCGCCCACGCCAGGCGGGACAGATGCCGCTCCAAGCGGTAGCAGCGATGCTCGAGCAGATCGAGGTCCTCGCTGAACTCGTTCAAACGGCGCCACACGCGTTCGTCGCGCCGGGCCTGGTCTGCCGGAGGCGGCTCGGGCTTCACCGGCCCGTAGGAAGTCACTGGCGGCCCGAGGCGCCAACCGGCGGCTCATTGACCAGCCGCTCGATGACCAGGGTGAATCCCATGGCTCCCGCGGCGGCCCTCATCTCCCTGCCGTGCTCCACGCAGAGGAGTAGCGGCGCCCGGCCAGGCCAGCTCATGCTCGCCGCGGCCTTGAGGCCGCACTCCTTCTGCTCGCACTTCACGGCAACCAGGTCCGTCATCAGGGTCCCTCCTCGTCTGTGGTGCGCCTCTCCACGTGGGCGACGACGTCCGCGACGCCGGCCCTGAGCCGTTCGACCCACCGGAGCAGCTCGGGGCAGTGGTACTTCTCCGCGTACGCCTCGACGTCGCGCGCGTAGACCAGCAGCCCGGCGGAGATCTCGCGGACGGCGTCGTGCTCGGCGGTCACCAGCCCCTCCGCGTCGGGTTCCACTCTGAGGTCCTGGTGAGCCCACGATCCCGGTCGTACATTCGCCGGAGCTTCGGCACGTAGCCGCTATCGAGTCCGTACCCCATGCCGGACAGGTCCGTCGAGACGTGACCGCAGTCGCAGACGAAGCCCGGGAGCGACGGGTGGCGCGCGGGCCTGTGGACTCCGCGCCAAAGACAGCGGACCTTCTTCAGGAGCTTCACGCGACCCCCATGACCACGCGCAGCTCGCGCGCGAGGTCCTCCGCAGCCTGCCGCCCTTCGATCGTTCCGCGCATGACGGCCCACAGCTGGGCAACGTCGACGGCTTGCTCGAGCGCCTCGCGCATGTGGAGCTCGATGACGACGGTCGTCACGCCCACGGCCGCGCCCGGGTCGGCGGCGATTTCCTCGGCGGCCGCGCGCGCCGAATCCTTCAGCGTGGCCACTGGCCCCTCCGCATCCGCCACCTGGCCCGGGCCCGCCGGACACGACGCGCCGTAACGCTCCACGCCGCGGCGGCGGCCACGCACGTGCCCAGCACCACGAGGGTCTCGACGAAGAGCACCAAGAGGACGAGCGTGCGGTCGTCGCTCATGAGCGCACCTCGCGGATGTACCGGAGCGCCTCGAGGACCTGGGTGGCGTCCTCCACCGAGATCTCCATGCGGAAGTCCTGGTCGATGCCCATGGCGATGACGACCTCGGCCAGGAGCTCGCGCACCGCGGCGTCGACGGCCTGGTTATAGGTCTGGTAGGCGGCGGCGATGACCTGCGTCAGGCGGGGCGGCGGGGGGACCTGGCGGCGTACGCTGACGACGTCGGTGAGGGCGGGCCGCGCCTCGTCGAATAGGGCGCGGCCGCGGGCTCGCCGACGTCGCCGGGCCCCTGGCGTGAGCTCCGGAGGGGCGGACTTCTGCTCCGCGCTCACCGGCGGGCGATCGTCGGGTAGCGTCTCGACGCAGTCAACGGCGGCACGGCTTCGCGCTCCCACGGACGCCCCCTTTCCGACTGTGGCTAAACTGTGGCTGTTCTATCGAGACGAACGGTCCCTATGGGCTCCATGCCTCTTTCGAGGCATGGCCGCAAGCCACTGATTCAGCGTCTATTGGGGACGATAGGTAGTTTTAGAGGACTCGGCTTCGGAGGCCTTGGGCGAGCTTAAAATCCTGTGCCCGAAAGGGCGTGTGGGTTCGACTCCCACCTCCGGCACCAAATCCCTCAACTACTTACCGCCTTCAACCTTCTTGACTCCCTTCCCGTTTCCCGCCGATTGTGGCTGTTCTGTGGCTGTTCTCATCCGGAGGACGCGGCCGCGCTCGTCCGGAACCACCACGGGTCCCGGGCCCGCCAGCTTGGCCAGCCCCTCGGCCAGGTCCGCTTCGTTGACGATCCGGTAGCGGTCGAACACGCTCCGTGTCCGCCATCCGCAGAGCGCCATGATCACCGACTCCGGGACACCGCGGCGGCTCAGGTTCCGCGCGGCTGTCCGGCGGAAGTCGTGAACCAATCGCTTCTTCAGGCCGGAGGCCTTGCAGGCTCTGTCCCAGGCGTTCCGGAAATTCAGGATGCGCGTCCCGTCCGACCAGAAGAAGACGTGGGTCACAATGACGCCCTTCTCCCGCTGCACGACGTCGGCTCGCTCTCGCTGCTCGTTGATGAGTTCGACCAGTTCGCACAGCCCGCGGTACGGCAGCGTCCGCGGGTCGCCGCTCTTGCTGTCGTCGATCCGGAGCACGCCGGCCTTGAGGTCGACCTGGCGCCACTCTAGGCCCTTCGCTTCGCTCGAGCGCCATCCGACCAGGTAGAGAAACTTCGCAAGCGGTCGAACGTCATCATCGAGATGCTCGCAGACCGCGAGGAACTCCGACTCCTCGAAGAATCCGGAGCGTGCGTTCCGGACCTGCATCACCGGGAACGCCGGCCGCGCAGGGATGCGGCCCGCGCGCACGGCAAGATTGAACGCCCGCTTCAGCGCTGAGAGCTCGAGCTTGATCGTTGCCGGCCGGGCGCCCTCGTCTTGCCGGTGGGCCAGATAGCTGACGAGCCGATCCGCCGTGATGTTGAGCGCGCGGTCCCGCCCGAAGACCTCCGCAAGGTGAGCCATCGAGGATTCCGCCCTGTCCGTGCTCTTCCGGCCGTTTGCCTTGTAGTCCGCGATGAGGATCTTGCGGAGGTCCTCGAACGTCAGTCGCTCGGCGTCTGGCCCCACAAGCCGGCCGAGGCCGATCTCGCCCTGCCGCTTCTTGAGGAGCGCCATCGCCACGGCGTGATTGTCCGACCTGCTCGACTCCCGCAACCTCTCCCCGCGGTTGAAGTACTGGACCCACCAGATGCTGCCGCGCTTGAACGTGCCGCCCAGGCCGCGCATGCCCCGCGGCATCAGCGGCCGCCCTTCGCCCGGCGCAGCTCGCCGGCGACCTTCACCGTCTCGATGCCACGCTTGATGCGCACCACGGGGTCAGGGTGGAGCAACTTCCCGATGGCCTCGTTGATCAGGTTGGCCAGAGCGGCCTCGGACCGCGGCGCCCCCGCCCGGATCCGACGCTGGCGCTCGACCTCCAAGCCGTCCAAGTGGTCGGCATCGATGTACAACGAGAACCTCAATCGCTTCTGCTCAGTCATGGCATGCACCTCTGACCCTAATGGTGTCATTACCCCATGACGTACGTCAACCTGGTTGCTCATGCGTCGCCCGTTCGTTCGTGCTCGGGGGCGTGGAACACCTGCCAGGGCCCCATGTCGAAGCCCACGTTTCTGCACGCCTGCTCGAGCGCCTTCCGCATGCACGCCTGGAAGTCATCGAAGAGGCCGGGTGTGCTATCGAGGATCGAGACGCGCATCGATCCGAGGAGGATGGCGCCCTCCATCGTGCCCGGCTCGGCGTAGTAGGCATTCACGAACTCGCCCTCTTTGCGATAGGCCAGGCGGAAGGGCGCCTTCTGCGGGTTGAGCTTATCCACGACCCGCCGCCTCATTCTTGACGATCGCCGTGCGGCAGTCCGCGCACTCACAGATGTTGGCCACCGCGGCGGCGGAGGCCATCTCGTCATGGGGCGGAAGGAATCCGACCCTGACCAGCTCCTCCAAGAGGAGGGCGAACACGCTCTTCTCATCCACGGTGTCCTCCCTCGGGTGTGACAGCCAGCGCCGCCGTGATCAGCTCTTCGGCCCGCGCGCGCGAAACGCCGTACCGCTCCACCACCCACGCCGCTGGCTCGGGCCCGGTGCGCGGCGCGGTCCCATCGCGGCCGCCGAGCTCGTACTGCCGCACGCGCCGGCGAATGTCGTGGTACATCCGCGCCCGCCGCCGCTGGGGCGTCACCCGCGCCGCTCCAGCGCCGCGTGACCCGTTGCGAGCCAGCGCGTGACATGGAGCGGCGAGCCCCACGCCCGGCCCGGAGCTTCGGACAGCGCCCCGGCGATCGACCGCAGGGCCGCAAGGCTGTCCGGATCGGCCGCCATGACTGCCATCGCGAAGTCGTTTTGCAGCGCGTGGGCCAAGAACCCGCCTGTCGGGCGGTGCTCGTTGAAGTACCGGCTGAGGCTGTCCAGGATGAGCGGCGGGATCCCCGGCCAGCGCTGGGCTACTTCCTTCGGGTCGAAGATCATAGGAGGGCTCGCGCTTTCTCGAGGGCCAGGCGGACCCTCATCGTCACCGGCTCGTAGGCAATGACGGCCATGGCCGCGTGCGTGTGGTCGCCCAGGTTGCACCGGACCGTGTCCCAAGCCTCGAGCAGCTCCGCCAAAGCGCCGCGCAGCTCCACCACTGCGCCCCGCAACGCGACCTTGCCGGCCGTAGCTGTCACGACCTGGTCGATCACATCGGCGATGGAGGCGTGGAACTGGCACAGCAGGCCCGGCACGTTGAGCAGCGCGCACTCCTCGCAGGTGCCGCCGACCTCGCGCATCACGAACGGGCGCTCGTCGCTCACCGGACACCTCCGAGCATCCAGCGCCAGCCAGCCACCACCAGAACGGCGAAGCCGACCACCAGTAGCGCGATAAGCCCGACCGCCCCGACTGCCGTCCCGAAGAGGCAACCCTTCGTCGGCGACGTCACATCGACACGGGCCTCGAGGTTCTCGCTGGGCATTGCACTCGCGCCCGACTGCGCGCGCAGGGCAAGCTGCTGGTTGAGCGCCCCAGCCAGCTCGCTCCGCTCGTCGAGCACCTGCGCCACCGCGGCGAATGCCTTGAGCACTGCCTCCGTGGGCCACTTGCGGACGCTGGCCGCCAGGCCGTGCACGCAGGCTTCGATCGCCGCCCGGGACCAGGGCTGGTCGCTCATCGCTAGCTCCGCCTCGATGCGATCCACCTGCGCAGCCCGGCCTCTTCCCAAAGGACGTTCTTGCGCGAGAGGTCCTTTCGGAACTTCATGCCCCTGGTGGCGCGGTAGAGAAACTTGCGATTGACCTTGTTTCCCAGGACGGCCAGGGCCTCGTCGACGGCCAGCCAGCGCTCCTTCGCTTCCGCCGCCGGGCTCTCGTGCGCCGACGGCGCCGACGGCTCGGCGGCCATGTCCGCGGCCAGGGTGGCCACGCGCGCATTTAGTGCCAGCGCGAGCCCGAGGCGTTGCTGCGGCTCGGCGGCGGCGACGACTCTGTCGAGGTCGCGGAGGACTGTTGCGGGGCTCACGCGAGCCACCGCGGGGCCGCTACGGCAGGATCAGAATCGGGGGGGGGGGGGGGCGCGAAACGGCTACCCGCGCGGCCCGGCGTCGC